ATGAAAGAAGTTTCAGTATTTTTACAAAAAATCGGATTTAACTTAAGTATTCATTCAAATTATTTCAACGGTTCTTACATTTCTGATAATGGAATTGAAATAACCGTGATCTATTTTGATTCTATTATTGGTGTTAAAGCAGAATGTAAAGGATTAAGTAGAACGTTAATTGATAGTTCAAAAATTAATTCAGTAACAGAATTAATTTATATCTTATCAAGAAATATTTTCATTAAGAATAATCTTCCTGCTCTTTATCAAAAAAATGAATTTTCATAATTAATTATAGGAGGCTGATTGCTTTATTCAATTTGTCTCCTAGTATTATTTGATTATCTACCAATTCGGCATATTGTTTATCTAAAATAATTTAATAAAATCATTTTCATTTAAAATTTTAATACCATAATCTTCTATTTTCTGCATTTTAGAAGGTCCAGCATCTTCTCCAACAATCGCAAAATCTAAACTCTTAGATATTCCTCTATTATGACCGCCAACATTTTTTATTAAATCAGCCATAGAATTACGGTTTTGATAATTCTGAAAAGTTCCAGTTATTAATATTTTCTTATCATAAAATAAATGACTCTTATCTTCAATTTCTAAATCTGTACTTTTTAACTCTTTAGTTATTACTTTTGAAGCGTATTCTCCTTGTTTTTCAAAATCATAATTAGGGTTTTTTCTCTTTTTTTTAGTTTTATCAGTTCTTAATTTAAAACCTTGATATTTTAAAAGACTATTAAATGATCTTTCTTCAAAAAAAGCTATTTCTTCTTCTAATTTTTTAAAGCGATGTATTAATATTAAGTAAATAGCAGTAACAGATAAACAAGATATTTCACTTCCTTCAAAAAACAGATTCCTTGTAAGTGTAGTTTTTAAACCATATTCCGCACACCTATTTCCAGTTTGCTTTACATGGTGATTAAAAACTTCGTCATTAACATTAAACATTATCTTGAAGCTATCAGCACTCATGTATTCCATCCAGAAATTAGGTTCTAATTCTTTAACAAAGAATAAATCTTCTAAATTTTCAATTTCTTTTTCATTCATTCCCATTTCAATTCATTTTTCCTTTTAAATTATTTTCTTTTTCCTATAAACTACTTTTAACCTACATCTTTACTAAAAGCATCTCCTTCCATGCACGCCAGTAGCTTTTCATGGAGCAACATATTCTTATCTAATTGCTCGTAATACATCTGTTTGTAATTTTTCATTTCTTTTTTCATTGTATCTAATTTTTGTGTGTTTTCTTCTTTTTCTTCTTTTTTCGGCGAGCCTGTTATTAACCAGTGTAAATCAATATCGGGGTATTTAGTGGAAAACTCAACTAAAACATTTGACCTTAAAGATGAATTAAGGCTTTTTCCTTTGAAATTAGCATACGTAGTTCCAAATTCTTTAAAAAATATTTCGTAGCTAATACCTTTGTTTTTAGCTACTTGAAGAAGTCTTTTCTTTATTGAGGTTATTTTTTCCACTAATTATTTTTTTATTAGAGGAAAAACCCTCTATATTTGTACCATCATTATATCACTAAGGTATTACAAAATTTAATAATAAACAATAGGGCATTTATATGATTACAAAAGCAGAAAAGGAGCAGATACAGGAGGTAATTGGATTTCGATATGTAAAACCAATTCAGGAGCATTTAAATAGTCAAGGTCATTTAAATAAAGATGGAAAACAGCATTCAAGACGAATGATTACAAATGTTATGAACGGCGCAACAAACCACGCCGTAATTGAAAAAGCTATTTATGAAGTAGTAGCTATGAAAAAAGAAGAAATTAAAAAGAGAAAACAAATTTTAGAAGGATAGAAATATGAAAACAACTGCAACAGAATTTATTTATCAAGACACCGAAATACATTTTGCATTCGCACTGGATGGAAATGTAATGGTAAATGCCACCGAAATGGCAAAGGCTTTTAATAAAAGAATAGATTTTTTTATGAAAACAGACCAAACAAAAAGATTTATCAATCAGCTTTTATCCACTCCATTTGGAGGGAATAAAACTCCTTTGAAAATGGATGAGATTGTTTTTGCGAACAAAAAAGCAGGAACTTATATGCACAGAATTTTAGCTTTAAAATTTGCTGCTTGGTTAGATGTTGAATTTGAATTATGGCTTTTTTCAACAATTGATGAATTAATGTTTGGCGAATATCGAGTTCAAGAAAAAGCTTTAGAAGAAACTTTAAAAGCTGAAAAGGAAATGGAAGCGCTGGCTTTAAAATTAGGTGAAAATGAAGATTTTCAAAAATTACAAGACTTACAGAATTTTGTTAAAAAGAAAAATTCAGCAAAAATAAAAGCGCAGAAATTAAAGAAGTTTCAAATTAAAATGAATTTGTAAAAATTAGAGGACATGGAAGAAATGAAAATAGTAAGAGAGTTATTAAGTTTTGGGCAGGCAATTGAAGCTTTAAAGCGAGGAGGTTTAATAACCCGTGAAGGATGGAACGGAAAAGGAATGTTTGTGTTTCAGCAAGTACCTAGTGAAGTACCAATAACTATTGTTGACAAAATGAAATCATTACCTCAGGCAGCAAAAGATGTATTTAAACTTCGGTTTATTCTGACACCAAAAATAAACACTGTAAAGTACAGTAATCAGTTAGCAATAGTTTACCCAGATAACTCTATTTATGGATGGGTAGCATCTCCTTCGGATATTCTAGCAAATGATTGGATTGCATTAGCTTAATAATCAAACTCCCGCCACGGCTTTGTATGGTTTCGACACCATAGCGGGAACTAAAATAATCAAATATAAACAAGATGGATTTAAGTAAAAAGATTAACGAAGTAGCAACAGCATTAAAAGCTGAAATTTTAGCAGGGAATTTTACGGTGGTGAAAATGGATTTAGAGCTAGATTATCCTAGCGTAGTAAGGATATTGATAGCTGAAAAGCATGAGCTATGTCTTTTTAGCGATAAGTCATTTATGGATTGGATTCTTAAAGCTGAAAGAGGTTTTACTAAATCTGAAAGCATTGATTTTTGTCATTTATTAAAATTAAAGGAACGAGCGTATAAAGATTCTTTAATCAAAGAGAAACTTAACGAAATCGAAGCTTTAAAAGCTAAGTAATATGAATGAACTTATAGAAAGTCATAGCGAATTACTTGCAATTGTACAGGCTTATGCAGCTACAAATCAAAGTAATTTATCAAAGTCGAGTTATTTAAAAGAAAGGATAACAAGCGCCATAGCGAATGGTATAAAAACAAGAAAATCCGTAGCGACAACTACGGATTCTTAAAAATATTAACACTTAAAAGGATATCAAGATGATTAATAGCAGCAAAAATACAATATTTTCAACAACTCCGCAACTTGCAGGAGTAATGCCTAACGATAATAACATCGAGTTTGTAGGCATTCGAGACACCAAAAGAGTGTTGTGGATCCAAAATGGTCACACGCAATACTTCACAGATTTACCTATTAAATTTTTCAAACTATTAAAATCGGCATACTTAGCCGATTTTAAAGCAGTAGAATTTTTATCGAAAGTTACCGAAAACCTACATCATCAAGTTGAGTTATTCACCTACTATATGTGGGGTGATTTAGACAGTGTTCCTGATATAAAAGATGGGAAGCTTGGGAATTCAGAAAACTTTAGAGATCAACAAAATTGCCCATCGCTTTTGTGGCACTCGAAAAACATAAATATAAACGACCATATTTTAACGCCCCGCCAAATTATTATTATGGATTTAATCGGCGAAAATGCTCCTGACAAAGCTATTGCGGCTGTGTTGGGTATTTCGCACAAAACGTTTGATTTTCACAAAGCAAATTTATTTAAAGCGCTTTGTGTTCATAGTAAAATGGAGTTGTTCAAGTTGGCGTTTACGCACAAAATAATTGCCTAAAAAAAATGAAAATAGAAAACAGAATTGCCGTTGATTTAATTAGATACTATCAACAACAAGAAGCTTTAATAGCTAACAAAAAAGAATATACAGGTGTTGCCTTTGCTCTTTTAAATTGCAAATACACCTACGAAATAGAACGGTTAAGAATATTGCTAAATGAAAAGAACCCTAAAAGATTGCAGGAAATTGACACCAAAAGAGCAAATGAGATTACAGTTACAAAAGGAATTGAACATGTCTCAAACAAACCGATCAGGTAAATGTATTCCTGTAGGTATAATAAAGAAAGCGGATAGGTATTTACAGGAAATATTAGAAAACCTGGCAACGCCGCCGCCATCATCAAAAAAAACGCTTACTCTTAAAGAGTATATAGAATTAGTAAAAAGAAATAAGTTATGAAAGAATATCCGTTCGCAGATGCCATTCTAAATCAAACAGATGGTGGTTTGCAAATTATAAAAGATTACTATCCAGACGTTGCATCCATATCGGAATCATCATCTAAGAAATTTAAAATCAGATCAGGTGAAAAAACAGCTTCAGCTTCATTAAAGCAAACAGATAAAGGTGTTTGGCTAGTTATGGATTTTGGAAACTGGGAGAAACCAAAGAACGCTTTAGGTGTTTGTATGTTTGAAGATAACTTGACGTTTGGAGAAGCCTGTGTAAAAATGGCGAAACTATATAATATTCAATATAAGAGCGTAACACATACGGCAAAACCTGTTTTCACAAAAAGAGCTAAAACAGATAAGGAAGTTCCTGGAACCTATGTTTTTAATTATAAAGATGAAATTTCAGATAGTGAATTAAAAGTGATAGGCCCTAAAGTAACAAACGGCGTTGCTAGTCGGTTTAAGTTGAAGTCTGTAAAATCGATGACTTACATTACTAAATCAAACGAGGCGGTTACTACTGAAAGCACGGATGATTATCCAATTTTCGTTTATGATTTCGGTACGTGGCAAAAAATCTACCAACCTAAAAGCGCTGATAAAGCTTATAGATTTAGATACGTTGGAGGGCGACCTGCTGATTATATTTTCGGATTAGATGATGTAATTGAAGCGCATAAAAAGCACTCGAACGCCATTTTTAAAGAAGCTGAAGACGGTAAGCCGCCGAAAAAAGAAGCGTTAAAATTAGATAAAATAATTATCGCGTCTGGTGATCGCGACGCTTTAAATATTGCTTCTTTTGGTTATTATGTTGTTTGGCTTAATTCAGAAACAGCGACGTTCCAAAGTAGTTTATTTAAGCAGTTAAGTGAATTAGCAAATGATGTTTACAACTTGCCTGACATAGATAAAACAGGTGTAAGGCAAGCCGTTAAGTTAGGTATGCAGTTTTTAGATTTGAAAACAATTTGGTTGCCTACTTATTTGAGTGAATCTAAGGATTGGCGAGGGAATCCTCGTAAAGATTTTTTAGATTTTGTGAATATGAAATACAGTAAAGAAAAACCTTTTATTGTTAAATCAGCTTTAAATAAATTAATAGCCAATGCTTTACCAATGAAATTTTGGGACGTAATAGCTACGGAAAAAGGGATGAAATACGTGTACAATATCGTACACGCAGAGCATTTTTTAAAGCATCAAGGGTTTTGTAGAATGGAAACACCTTTTGACAAAGAGGAGTATTGTTACATCTTTATTGATGGAAATACGATTAAAAGAACTACGCCCAACAGGATAGAAAATTTCATGAACAACTTCTTAGAGCAAAGACAAATGTCTATTGCCTTAAGGAATATGGTGAAGAAGACACCGTATTTAAAAGAAGCGATGCTATCTAAACTCCCACTGGTTGAAATTGATTTTCAAGATTCTGATGCCAATACTCAATATTGGTTTTTCAAGAAAAACGTTATCGAAATCAGAAAATCAGGGATAAAAGTTCATGAAAAAGGCGTTGTAAGTAAAATGGTTATCGAGGAAAAGGTTATTGATTTTCCGCAAAAAACAACAGATCGTCAGTTTAAAGATGCTTTTAACGAAAGTCATTTTAAAATAGGTAAAGATGCCAATGGTAATTTAGATATTGATGTATTAAAAAAAGACAATAAGTTTTTAAATTTCTTAGTAAATACAAGTCGTGTTCACTGGAGAAAGGAGTTAGAAGGTAGTTTCAAGCCTAGTCAAAAAAATGAAGCTGAAGTTTATTTTAAGCAAAACAAATTCAATATAGCAGGTCCGAAATTATCTATAGATGAGATTTTAGAGCAAAAACAGCACTTAGCTAATAAGATTTACGCAATAGGATATCTACTGCATAAATATAAAGTAAAAAGTAAAGCTTGGTTTGTTTTCGGTATTGATAATAAACTTTCTGACATTGGCGAAAGTCATGGTGGTTCTGGAAAATCGTTGATGTATGATTATTTAGAAGTGATCATGAAAAACCAATTCTTTATACCAGGGCGGTCGAAGAAAGCCGTGGATTCTGATTTCTTACTTGATGGTGTAACAAAAGATACTGACTATGTCTTTATCGACGATATGAATCAATATTTTCCGTTTGAGCAATTCTTTTCAGAAATCACAGGTAAAATGAAAGTAAATCCAAAAGGTATTAAGGGTTTCACGATTAATTTCGCTGATTCCCCGAAACTATGTGGAACATCTAATTTTCCGCCAGCGAAGTTAGATCCATCAACCAGTAGGCGTATTTTGTTTACTGTAAATTCAGATTATTATCATCATAATAAAGATGGTGAATATGAGCAAACAAGGCGTGTTTCTGATGATTTTGATGGGAAAGATTTGTTTAACGATTTTACCGAAGCTGAATATTTAGATTTTTATGTTTTTTGCGCGCAAGCAATTTCGTTTTATTTGGGTTCAAGTGAAAAAATAGACCCACCAATGAATAACGTAAACAAGCGTAATTTAATGGCGATTATGGGTGATCAGTTTAGAGAATGGGCCGCTGTTTATTTCTCTTTAGATAGCGATAAATTAGATCAAATAATCAGTAAAAATGAAGCGTGGAAAAACTACAAGGAAACTGATGGTAAGAAAGGTGTAAACGCTTTCAAAACATCAGTGATCGCATTTTGCAAATTGAATGATTGGGTTTTTAACCCAACAGATGAAGGTGTGAAAGATGGGCGTATCGTTAAAAATATAGATGGAAAAACACAGGAGTGTTTCTACATAAAAACAAACGTTCGTAAAACAGAAACAGTAGATTCTTTCGGTGATTTTAAAATAGAAAAACCAATCGACACCGATGATTTTAAACTTTAAGGCGATGTCTTGGTGTTTTGAGAATGACATTAAAATATTTCCAAAACCAATGGTGTCAAGTGGTGCTGTTTTAAAGCTAGTCCTTTCAAATAAGGGTATCGAAAGAATAAGTGATGAGACTTATTCCCCCAAGGAATATGCTAAGAAAACGAATGAGTTATATACTCAAATATATAATAAGAACAATAAATCTTAAAAAAAAATATAATCATGAAAAATACAATACAGATAATTACAGGGAAACAAGGAAGCGGTAAATCTTTTCTTGCTAAAAAGATGGCATTACAATTTGACAATGTTTCTTTTATAAATGGACGTGATAAAATTAATCATTTCTCTTTTAATGAAATTTACGAAGAAACTGATTTAATTATAATTGATGATGTCCACTTTGACAATCTCAGGGGTTATGTTAATTTGTTATATGATAATGAATTAATTATTAATAGAAGGCATTTTCCTATTGAAAAGATAAAAACGCCTAGAGTTATAATCATAACAGATAAATCAATTAATGAAATTGTTTCCGATTCGATGCTAACAAGATGTAGCTTTATAGAAACAAGTGTTGATATTGTTAGTGGTCGCAATGTTTTTAATACAAAGGTAATATGTTAGATAAAATAAAATCATTTCGAGAGAATCAGCAAAAAAAACCACTCTACAAATCGTTAACCTCGATGCGGTCGTTAGCTCTATCTATACAGAGTTATAATATTTTTTACGCAATAAAATTCGCGTCATTCTTTTATTTATTGGCAGAATCTTTTATCCCGAACAGCTACATTCGAATTATTTCATCGTTATTTTTCGGTTTATTTTCTTCAAAAACCATGAAGGATATCGGTATTAACATTGAAAGAGGTAAGGAATGGGTGATTGTTTCACTCGCTGTGTTTGACTTCTTAATGCTGTGTGTAATATTAGATGTGTTTCACAAAACTGACCACATTGACATCTTGAATTTATTAATTTTTTGCTTATTCACACCTTATTTAGGGTATTGGCTAAATCATGTCTTTGTTTTAAAAGTTAAGGAAAATGAAGCTAAGGAAAAAGCAGACACCGAGCAGTTAATAGCATCGTTAGAGCAACGTCTTGTTACTTATGAAATACAAATAGCAGAATTGGAGCAGAACGAAGCAAGTACCGACCATAGTCAACCAAATACCGACCATGGTCGACCAAGTACTGACCATGGTCAACCAAATACCGACCATGGTCGACCAAGCACCGACCAAGTAAAAGCAGCTAATCAAACTGATTTATTAGATAGTATTGATAAAACATGCCCGCATTGCGAACGCATTTCGCCCAGTAAGAGATCAAGAGATTCACACAAAGGAAAATGTAAAATGAACCCTAAAAATATTGCAAAATGAAACAAGATGTGACTAGGAATTTTTACAATGAAAAATGGGCGGAAATACAATTTGATAATGCTATTTCTGAGAGTGAAAAATTTATAATATCAACTTATGGTAGGGTTATAAATTGCAAAAACGAACCTTTTTTAGTGAAAGAATCGTTCACTAATGGTTACCGAAGTTTAGCAGTGAAAAAAGAGAATGGAAATCAAACAGGGCGTTATGTTCATAAATTAGTAGCTCAAACCTTCCTGGACAATACAGATGGTGTTTTCGTGATCCATCTTAATTATGATAAATCGGAAAATCATATCAGTAACTTGAAATGGGCCACTAAAAGAGAAAAGGAAATACACCAACATAAAAACCCGGAATACATTGCGATAATGCGAGGAATTGTAAAGTACAAACCGATCAACGCTAAATTAACGGCAACGAAAGTAATGCGGTTGAAAAAGCGTATTTTTAATCCGAAAAGAAAATCTACAATAAAAAGATTAGCGAAAGAATTTGGGATATCTGAAATGCAGGTTTATCGAATTAAAAATGGTGTTAACTGGGGATATATAAAATATTAATACCGTATGCAAAATAACTTTGCGTACGCTAATCAAGGCGATTTCGCCTATAAGAAAAGAATTATGAAAACATATTCAATACCTCTTAAAGTATTTATAGCTAATTCATTTAATACAGGAACGTGTATTTATTTTAAATTGCCTAAAGGTAAAGCAACATATTCCGTTGAGTTAGATCATGACCTTGGCGTAAAGTCTGGTAAGATAATCGGGTCATTAAATGGTGTAAAATACTTATTTCCAATAGATAAAAGTGTTTCTTGCAGTGGGCAATTTTTAAGAGAAGCGTGGAATTATTGGAAAAAAAGAGGGTCAGTAGATTTTGAAAAATGGTTTAATAGCTAGGAGTAGTTTTTGCCAACGCCCTGGTGTATGTGGCGTATTTTTCCGCAGGAAAATATGCGCTCATACACTTTGTTGGATTTAGTTTATTATTAATAACAAAATTTGATTTAAAAACGAAAATAAAATTATGGAAATTCCAAAAGAAGTAAAGCATTTATTAGGTACAAAACAAGAATTAGGTGGTGGATTATTTAGCGGTAAAAAAGAATTACCTTATGAAGAATACAATGTTCTGGATTGGCGATTTGGTAGCGGGCTAATAATGAACAAAAAAACAGGTGAAATGCTACATCCAACATTTCAATTGTTGGTAAAAAAAGAAGGAATGAGAGCGAGTAGGTGGACTAGAGGTTTTCCTTGCCGAAGTATAAATTTAGAAAACGAAGATTAGTATTAAAGCTAACGTTTGACTTGTATGAGTAGTAGCCGTAAAAATAATACGACTATTCAATTGTAAAATAATATTAAAAAAAGTAATAGTTTTAAAACTAAGCACCGCAACGGCTATTACTTATACAAATTGTTGGGGTGCGTTTTTCTTATGGAATTGGTAAAAACTAAATTATTTGCAGAGGGTTTAAAGTGTGACTTTATTAATCAATTAGAAGCAATGGGCTTACGAGTAAACTCATTAAATAAGTTAATTTGTAGAAAAGGTAATGACTCAAAGGTTTATGCTTGTGTTAATGAAGAGTCATCTATTTTATTACTTCCTTTTGATTTCGGAATGAACAGTAAACACCGATTAAGATACAAGGAATTAGAGTATGATGAATTTTTAGATTACATCAGAAATAATAAAAGCTCTATAGATGATGGTACAAAAGGTATTGTAAAACCATCTGATTTACAAACCTGTATATCTCCAGAGTCTATGCCTGTGTTAGAAGAAAGATATAGAGCTACTCTAGACAGCAATAAATAATCATTATGAAGATGGTTGCGTAATGCACCCCAACACTAATATATATGTAATATTACACAATACATCATCAATTAAAAAGACCAGGAGTTCACGCTCCTGGTCTTTTTAATTTCATGTTTTGAAGAATTCAATATACATTTCGGAAAAGGGGCGTTTCTATTATTTTTTAAAAGTCCAAAAAAAGAACATAAAACTGTAATTTTGTAATCTTCTTGTATTTAATAACTAAACCCCCTTATTTACAGTAGGTTATGAGATTACAACTTTATTTTAAAAGTTGTAATTAATTTCTAAGATTACAAGAAAGTTGTAATCACTGAAGTCGATTACAAAAATTACAAAACTAAAAACTATAGATTACAATTGATAAAATAAAGTTGTAATCTTAAAAACCCTTATACCATAAGTGTTGTAGCGTGTCTTTTTAAAAGATTACAAAATTACAGTTTTTTGTTGCTATTCAGTGGTTTTAGAATTTTTTACCTGTCCTATTCTAATATTTCCGCCAATTTTATATTTGTACTCAAATGTGAATTAACTTAAAAAGACTATAAAAATGGATAAATTAAAAACATTAACAATTTTTAAACAAATATCAGTACCAGCTAAAAGTGGGTGTAAAAATGAAATGACCGAGATAGTTACTAACGGATCACCTGGAGCTATCGATAAAACAGTCTTAAATTTAAAAAGATTAGGCGTTAATTGCTTTGAAGTTGTTGATTCCAAAAGACAAATAAAAATAATTTACAAAAAGCTTTTATCTGGAGTGAATTACAGTAAAGTAATTGCTAAACTATAAGTTTATCAGTATCTTAGCTTTAAAAAAGAAGAGCCTATGATTACCTTAAATATTCCGATTAAACCGTATTTAAAAAAATATCTAACTCAGAAATATGGAGAGAAACACACCGTGCGAAAATCTACATTACTAGGGTCTATAATTATTGATATTTTAGACAGAACCTACCGAAAAGAGAAAGTAACTTTACAAAACGCTGTTACTTATCCTGTCACGGTACCGAGTTCGGTTGTTCAAAATATTGGATTTGATATTTCTTTCGTTAAATTAAAGAAATTAGAGTCTAGGGTTTATAAAATCTTTTATAACGATTTGGAATCGTATATGAATGTATCTATCGGTGAGGAGTTGAAAATCATTAATGAAAAAAACCAATCTATTAATAAACAAAACAGGATAAAAGCGATCGAGCAATTTTTGCGACATTATAGTATTTCTGAAGATGAAATTAGCGCAGATTCTGTCTATAGAGCAATGTCTCGGATGGCAAAAGTGGACAAGTTCGTTAATTGATAAAATAACAGCACGCTGAACCCCTTATAAGTAAAGGCGTGCAGACTCGGACACTTTTATGAAATAATTATTCTGTCCTAAAATAAAAAAAATGAAAACTAAAATACTCGATGATTTAGAACAGGTTGGTGGCTGGTATAATGTTCAAATTGTGCCAATTAGCGAACTTATATATTGCCCGCACATATTAACAAATAAAAATGCTGCGGAAACAGTAATTGCTGAAACTACTACTGGAATAGATATTATGCCTGTTACGGAGAATATTAAAATTACAGAAACACCTAAAAAAAACAAGTCCGGTACTATCCACACGATTAAAGCGGAATTTGAATTAAGAGTTCAATTAACTGAAATTGATAATTATTTTAATCGTTTCAAGAATAATAAGGTTGTTTTTATCGGAACCAAACATTACGGGCAGGAGAAATTATACGGCTCTAAATTATTTCCGCTAGATTTCTCTTATCAATTTGTAAACGGAAAAAAACTAGAAGACGGTAGTTTAACCCGTATCCGAATAACAGGTAAAACACCGCAAAAACCTGTATTTATCAACAGGTAGTTACACTTCAAAATAGCTGTCCTATTTTAAAACAGCTTGTAAAATTATGTTTGTAACGTGCTAATCAAAGTGCGTTACAGATATGAATACAAATAATTTATACTCCTTACTAAACACGAACTGGATGTTTGCTGGTAACAGTGAAACTTCACTGTACCCTTTTTTATTTAATGTTATAAATGGTACTCAGCAAATAACTGCTAAAATCTCACCTACAACATACCAGTTCGCATCTGATTCAGGTGGGATTTCAAATTCAGCAACAGAAAACAGTAACGGAAATGTAGCTGTTATAAAAATGCATCACCCAATATTCAAGTACAATCAAGAGTGTGGCCCTAGAGGTACTCAGTCTATTATGAAGCAAATGGATGCTTGGAAAAATGACAATGCTATAAAAGGAGTGTTATTTGATATTCATTCAGGTGGCGGGCAAGCGTCTGGTTGTTCTGAATTTGCAGAGTACTTACATAACTACCCTAAACCTACAGGAACATATACTAATGATTTTATTGGGTCAGCGGCTTATTACGCTGCGTCAGCAACTGGTTTTATAACGGCAAATAAACATGCTGATTTTATCGGGTGCATCGGTTCGATGATTAAGAAAGTTGACATGGAAGGTGTTCTTGTTAATAAAGGGGCTACCATAGAAGAGTTTTATTCTGATTTGTCGCCCGAAAAAAACCTTCAATCAAGAGCGCTTAAAGATGGTGACTCTAAACCTTTAGTTACTAAATTTTTAAATCCGCTTGCAAAGCAGTTTCACGATGATGTCAAGTTGTACAGACCGAAAGTTTCAGAAAAAGCATTAAAAGGAGATGTTTTTAATCCAGAAGAATCACTACAGGAAGGTTTAATCGATGAGATAGGGACGTTTCAATCAGCGATTGATAAAATACTATCAATGGCTACTACAAATAATAACAATTCAAATCAAAATACAATGAGCAATTTAAAAACGCCATTGATTGAAGCGGCAATAGGCGCGAATTTCAGTGATGCAAAAAATGAAACTGGAATCTTATTAACAGATGATCAGGCAAATATTATCGAAAATAAACTATCAGCAAATGATGCTGAAGTGTTAAAATTTAAAAACGAAGCAACCGCTGCAAAAGATGAAGCGGTTACTGCAACGGCTAAAATCACAGCTTTAACAAGTGATAATACCTTAGTAACAAATGCCGTTCAAAACGCTTTAAAAACAGCAGAAGTTAAAAACGCTGCGACCATGACAAACGAAGCTGGTATTATCGCTTTGAGCAATTTAGTTGCTAAGTATGGAGCGAATGATGGTAGTCAAGGAACAACGCCTTTGCCTTCGTCTAGTAATGATGGAGATACTAATATTATTGCCGGCACAGACATGACTGGTTATTTCAATTCTTAAAAAATTAAACTCAAAACAAAATGCTAAAAGTATCAGAATTAGTAACGCAATTTGGCGATTATTACATCGACGAAGGACAAAATGAAAGCCGCTTATTAACGCAATTGCGCCAAAAAACAACAACAACGCGTCATGCTAAATCGATTATTCACGATGGTGAATTATATCGTTTTGCTAATGTCGCTTTAGGTGAGGTTGTCCAGCAGTTTCAGAAGGCATTTACACCGAAGGGACTTTTGGAGTTTCAGCCAAATGAAATTCGATTAAGAAATATCAAGGCCGATTTAGAGTTGCATCCAGATGACTTGAAAGGAACATGGGCGGGGTTCTTAATAGACAAAGATACAAATGACCGCGGTAAGTGGCCAATCGTTAGGTATGCTGGTGAAAAACAGATCATTCCTCAAATCCATAACGACATGGAACTGAAAGCGTACTACAAAGGGAAGTATAAAGAACCAGTGAATGGTACACCAGGAAGTACTTCAGATGTTATTGATGGTGTTGGAACATTATTAGATGCTGGTATTGCCGATGGATCAATGCAAGTTGTTTCGTTAAGTGGAGCAGTTTCGAAAGCAAATGCTTTTGACATGGTCGAAGAATTTGTTGAGAATTTTGACGCATCGTTGGAAGGTACTCAAATGCAATTATTTTGCGATCCTAAGATTTTACGCTGGTACCATCAAGATAAAAGAAATACACATGGAGCAGATGTGAATTACGATCCTAAAAACCCAACAGTAGATTTTTCTACCTGTAAATTAATCGGACTACCGTCAATGGCTGGTGTAAAGGCTTTTTGGGCAACTCCTGAGGGGAATTTTTTATCTATCCGAAGAAAAAACGGAATGAATAAGCCTGTTTTACAGGATTTCGATAGAAGTGTTAAATTTATGACTGATTGGTGGGAAGGTCTAGGTTTCGGGTACAATGAGTTAGTTTATGTAGCTACGTGGGTTTAACCTCTTAAAAAAGAAAGTAAAAAATGAGTGCAGATAATACATTAATGGCAAAAGCTCAGGAACTTCAAATTGAAGTTCCTGAAAATGCTACGGAAAAAGAAATAGCTGATTTAATTAAAGTAGCGGAACATCCTATTTTAACAGAGAATCTAGCGGAAGCAAACGAAATAATCTTAGGATTAGAAGACGATTTAAAAGCTGAAATTCAAAAAAACACAAAGCAAGTTTCTGTTGAATTATTATTTTATAGGTCTAAAAATAAAGTCACTTATCAACTAGAAGTTTCATCTTTTAGATTTCAGGGTGAGAAGCATATTTCAAAAGAAGTTTATACTAATATTGAATTAATGGAAGCTTTAATTAAAGCTAAATTTATTCACTTAAAACAAATTACGGATGCCAAAAATTAAAATAGAATCAATTGGAGGTCCTTCAGATTGTGAAGTTTCAGGAGGGTTTTCGCATACGGAAGTGTTTATCGCTTTCTTGGAGGATTTTGAAACAGTGCACGCTCCGAAAAAAAGATGCGGACTAGACGCGGCTACTAAGTCGGAAGATTTAGTGACAATAACAGAAGATCATGTTTTCAAAACAGGTTGTGGGTTTTCACGATTTAAAGCAATTGAACAGACAGTCGGATTAGAAACGAATCAAATTGGAGATCCGACAAAATCGGTAGTTCAAGAAAATAAATTAACACTACAGTTACTAGGTTCTAAACCTGAATTGTTAGGAGCGAAACGTATTTACAAAGGACGTGAGTTAATTGTATGTGTGCCGGAATTCGGTAGCGGAAACGTTCGGCAAATTGGCTCGGCAAAATACGCAGCGAAACTTACAGAATCTAGCTCTAAGATAGAAGGAGCTAGTGAAGGTGAAAACACAACGACTTTGGTTTTTACAGATAAACAGATGTACGACGCTCCTATTTATAAAGGGGAATTGTTAAAACAGCTATCGGCTTAATTCTTAAATAAATCAATAAGTTTATATAAAAAACCACTCTATTATGAGTGGTTTTTTTGTGTCCTATTCTAACTATTTGACAATTACCATTTTTACACTATGCAAATAGAAAAATGGTTTAAAAATGGCTGTGATTACAGCGAAGGTGTTTTATTATATATTTCAAAAAAAGGACATAATACAAACTTAGCGCGTTTATTTTCCAGAAAAGAAAGTGTTTATAATTTAGAGAAATTAAAACATGAATTACGGAAATTTACAGATACTGAAATTAAAACAATTGCGGTTCCTGAAAGTAAAACACCGCCAATTACAAGTAAAAAACTACCAGAAAAACACAAAACCATCCGTGGCTTTTATCGATTAAATGAATTAGCTATAGAGCTACATCCTTTATCCATTAAGCAACGAAATGATTTTCAAAAAGCAATTTCTTTAAAATTAAAACTAAACAGCCTGCATGCGTCTGAAGAAGGTATTGCATTGACGTTGTGTTTGGAAATTGAGAATTTATTTGATGCTATTGATACAGCGCAACGTGTTTTAGATCACTACGTAAGTCATAAAGTAATATTAAATATCGAACCCAGGAACTACACTAATTTAAACGCTGCGCAATTACTTCAGGCTCGTAATAATAAAAGAGTAGCTGTTTCAAGGTATCAGACAAAAGTAGCCAATCTCAAAATTGATGTTTCAAAAAAACAAGCAATATCCGTAGCTACTAAAAAAGAGATTTCACTTGGTAAAGCTAAAAGCAAGCTACTCGAACATCAATTAGACCTACAAGTTTTAAATGAATTAATTAATCAACCAAAAAACAGTTAAATGAATGGACTTCAATTAAAAAAGGGGCGGGATTCTTCTTTTGATAAAATATTCGCTTTTTATAAAAATCCCGAAAAATACGAATTAACACCCAAGCAAATAACTATTAAAAATCGTTGGCTTGCTGCGTGGACTTTGAGATTAGAGGGGAACACACCAACAAAAGCTGCTGAGAAATTACAAGAAGTTTATAAAGAAGAAAAACTATCCAGAGCGCAGGCATTTAGAGATGTTCAAAATTCTGAAAAACTATACGGAAGTATTATCAACGCTGACAGAACAGGAAGGATGGCAATTCATTATGAATACGCTTTAGATGCGTACAATAAATCAATGGAAGTGAAAGATTTTAAAGCGGCTAAAGGTTTTTTAGCTGAAATGCGAGAATCTATACCGTTTGAAGATAGTCAGGCGTTTAATCCTGAGAAATTAGAAAACACACCTGTGAAACTTACCGTTGAAAACGCTGTCGAGCAAGCAATTAAAAACCATTTAAAAACAGGGGTTTTAGATTTCAATACTTTGGAAGTTGAAGATGTAAATCACGAAGATATAACTGATGAATAAGTTTTTAAAGATTATTTTAAACGCCGCGCAATTAGCGGCGGTTATCGCAGTAACAGTATCAGGAAAAACAAAAATATATTTAGAATGGGGGCGTGGTACTGGTAAATCGTTTATTCTAGCATTCTTTATAAAAGAGATGGTAAAGCAAATGCCAGGTGCCTCTTTTGCATTAATTGGATCAACATATCAGCAAATCTTATCAAGAACATTGCCGTCAACAAAAAAAGGGTTAGCTCTTTTAGGCTTATACGAAGGTGTCGATTATGTTGTTGGTAAGAATGGAGCGTCGTTAGGATTTGCTGAACCTATTTACGCGCCGAATAAATGGGGTAATATCATTCATTTTAGTAATGGCGCTACTTTTCAGTTAGTTTCTTTAGATAATCCTGAAAGTGGTCGTGGTTTAAATTCTTTCGGCATCGTTTCCGACGAAGCGGCGTTGTTAGATCCAGTTAAACTATATAACAACGTTAAAACAACCAACCGAGCAAAGGAAGCGCGATTTGAGAAGTGTTCAATGCTAGGAATAGAAGTTTACGCGTCGTCAACACCAATAACCAAAAAAGGTAAGTGGTTTACGGATATGGAAGATGTGGCGCGTAAAAACCCTAAAAAATACGCGTTTATAAAGGCATCGGCATTAATTAATAAGTTGAATTTACGTGCGGAATGGTTCGAGGAAATGAAAAACGAATCGCCATCTGATTTAATTTATAATGCCGAAATATTAAACATAAGACCTAACGAGATATTAAATGGTTTTTACCCTCAGCTAAACGCTAAGAAGCATTATTATACGGATTATGATAATGAATATTTAGAAGGAATTACAAATGACTACACGAAAGCTTCATTTAATTGCAAGCAAGATAATGACATTGATAACGCTAAGCCATTGATAATATCTATTGATTGGGGAACATTTATTTCCGCAGTTATTAGCCAGAAATTCCCGAATAAATATCGTGTTCTAAAGTCGTTCTGGGCAAGTCAATCGTCGGAATCAAGAGATTTAGAAGACTTGATTAATGATTTCGTTGAGTATTATGCGCCATTATCAAATAAGATTGTGCATTTATACTATGGCCATGATGGTAATGCTAAAGTTAAAAGAGGGACAAACGAAACCTATGGAGATGTATTAGTTCGATTACTACAAAACAAAGGGTGGACCGTTTACGATAAGAGTAAGCGTAAGCCAGTAGCGCCACACAACGATAAATATATATTAATTAACATGATGTTGAAGGCTACCAGTTCGCGCTACCCAACCATTGAAATCAACGAACAAAACAACCCTGATTTAATTATAGGATTGGAACGTTCAGAAGCATCCGAAGGCAAGAACGGTATTCAAAAAGTCAAGAAAGATGAACGTAATTCTAGTATGAAACAGGAGCATACCACTCACTTGCCAGATGCGTTTGACATACCATTGTATTCGTTATATAAACATTTATTGAAGCCTGAAAGAGAATACTGGAGTTTGCCGATCACACTTTAAAGTACCAGGTAAAACTTCATATATCGCTGTTTTCAAAAATGGTAATTGTCAATATTCAAAGGACGGGGCGATTAAGAAGAGCTCTTAAAGAGATTTTTAAATGAAAAACAAGAATTGACTTCTTAGGTTTTATAGGTGTTTCAGCTTGTTTTTGTCTTTAAGAATGAGATTATCGCGTAAAAAAACACCTAAAACACCCTGTTTTTATCTGTAAACGATTCAAAACAGGGTGTTTTTGAAGTAAATACATCTTTTTTTGATACTAAAATCGCAAAAAAAAATGCTGTCCTATTTTAAAAGTTCAGGTTCGCGCAATTTAGCATTATGAAAGAAATATCATTAAAAGCAGCGCTTGCTATTATGGACCAAAAAGATAAAGAAGGAAATGCTTTTCCTTTTGATATTACTTTCAGGTCATTGCAGCGAAACTCAAAAACAGGCGGTCATTTATATAATTATGCTCAGGTCAAAAGATTAAGACCAAAAATAGGGAAATCAACAAAGGCATCATTAATAAAAGCTGTTCAATCTGCGGAGAAAACCAAAAAGAAACCAGATCACTTCGTGAATAGGACAAGAAATTTAGAGCTCCAAAACGGCGAAATTAAAAAGATTCACATCCGATTAATAATATCAATTAACGGTCAAAACATAATATATTAATATGAGTGTAATATTTCAAGGAGATTTTGCAATAACAGGAGGCATGAATAAAGCTGTTGTTTCGTTCGCTAAAAAACCTGAAGACGCAACAGTAACGAGTGTTTTAGTGGAGTCTGAAAATGCTTCCGGAATGGTAGCGGCATGGGGTCCAAATAATGACTATCCGCAGAAATTAACAAAAAAAACAAAACCTGCGGGGTCGCTTCGTTCAGGATTAAGAGTTAACCGAAAAGCACATTATGGTTCTGGGTTTATAATAGTGAAAGAAACCAACGAAAAAGGTAAAAGAGTAATTCAGCAACAATGCTTACATGACTTAGAAGATGTTCATGCCTTTTTTAAACGAAATAATATGAAGCGGTTTTTTAAAGAAATTATCGCTGATCTTGAATACTGGGAACTTGCTTTTCCTGAATATGTTTTGTCAAATGATTTCAAGACGATTAACAAAGTAAAAAGGCAATTTACGGCTGATTCTCGGTTTGAAATAATGAGCGAGAAAAACCGTAAAATAAATAACGTATATGTTTCATCGAAATGGGCAGAAGGTGTTGATGTTGCCTCGAAATTCGTCGATAAAATCACTTTAATTGATAGCGATTTATCCGCGATTGAAGTGAAGGAATATTGCAAAGCGAATAATATTCATAATTTCATTCGAACAGTTGGCTATCCATTAATCAATAATGGGTATTACCCCGACCCGGAATGGCAATCAATAGAAAGTTCGGGTTGGTTAGATATCATCAATTCAATTCCAAAATTTAAAAAAGCTTTTCTAGAAGATAAAGTAAATGTCAATTATCATTTTGAAGTGTTTGAAGAATATTTTGAACGCCAATATAAAGAGGATTGGCAGTTATTTACTCCGGAAAAACGTGAAAGCATTAAAACGGAATTTGTACAAAACTTAGATAAAGCGCTAAGAGGTGTAGAGAATGGTGGTAAATCGGTTATGTCAATAATATACAAAGATGAAAACGGTACGCCTCAACCAGGTTTAAAAATCACTGAAATAGGTAATTCTAATAAAGACGGGGCTTACTTAAACGATACGGCCGCAGGTATTCAAGCAGCATTAACAGCCGCGGGAGTTGATCCGTCATTAATTGGCGCGGGTATTCCTGGAGGACTTGGTGCGGGTTCCGGATCAGACAAAAGAGAAGCTTGGTTTATTTTATCAGCTTTAATGAAGCCAAACAGGGAAACTACTTTGGAGATTTTCGAATTTATTCAAGATTATAACGAATGGGACCCACAATTAATAGGTGCATTTGAAGATACCGTTTTAACAACTTTAGATAAGAACCCAACAGGGACTGAAAAAGCAGCGCAAATATGATAATTAAAACAACCGAGCAACTCCGTGAACAGATATCTGTAAATGGTTCTGTGAATATTGAGAATTTAGGCCCTTATATACGAAAGGCAACCCGTAATTTTTTGAAGCCATTAATCGGAACAGCTCAGATAGCAGTTTTTGAACAAACCCAAACAGACCCGATATTGATAGAGGCGCAGGCACTAGCTAGAGAGGTTGTTGCCAATTTCGGCTATTATTTATACTTACCTATTGGTGCCGTTCAAGTCTCAGATGCTGGTTTTTTTGTCGTAGAATCGGAAAACACAAAACAAGCGTCTGATAAACAATTTAAAGAATTGCAACGCTCTTTTAAAAAGTCAGGGCATGAGGCTTTGGATGATTTATTAGATTACATGGAGCAGTCTGCGGATAAATTTATAGACTGGTTTAATTCCGATTATTATACGGTTTACAAAGGATTGCTAGTCAATAAAACGAGTATTTTTAATAAATACTACTACATATTTAACAGCCGACAAACTTTTGCAGCAATGATGCCAGCAATTAGAATAGTTGAAGATCAGTTTATAAAAGCTGTTATCGGTAATGAATTATTGGCTGATTTAAAAAACAATCAAACCATCCAGGAGCGAAAAGAAGTGAAAGAATATTTGCAGCAAGCAATTGTAGCTTTTACTGTAATGAAAACGGTAGATAATGGAATGTTTGTGCTAGACGCCAAAGGAATGCACATGAAATTTGATGTCTTGCCGTATGAGAAATCGGTAACAAATGTAAACTTGAAAGTAAATGACTTTTTAATTCGAACCAAAGAGAATAAGCGAGTAGCTGGTGAGCAATATTTAAAAATGGCTGAAAAGATTATTCTTGAAAACGCTACTGTTTTCCCAGAGTTTAAAATTAAACCTGTCAGAAATAATTTAAAAATAACGGTTACAAAAGGAATTGTGGGTTTTTAAAACTTGTCCTATTTTAAAAATGAGTTGAATTATATATTTGATAAATAATAAACAAAAATGATACGAATTTTCAGCGAATTTAATCAATACATAAAAGACAAAGTTTCTAGTTTTTTCAAGACAGATTCAGAAATAATAACCTGCGACCGGGAAGATATAACCTGTGATATAGATTAGATATGAGTTTTACGGAGAAAATTAATACAGGAATTATAGCCAACGACGGTAAGGGTGCTGGGTTGCGTACAAACATGCGGATATTAATAGCTAATGACGTTTACCTACGAGAATTACTAGCTTTAAACACCTCTAAACTACTAACTTTTAATAGTCATTTAACAGGGTTGAACACATCTTTCGGTGATCACAATCACGATGACAGATATTACCGAAACTATGAGGTAGATCAGTTTCTAAACGCTAAGCTCGGTATAAATGAAACGGCAAAAAACGCATTAAACGCACATAAACTTGGCAATCATCCGCCTGAATATTACGCAGAAAAAGACCACAATCACGATGATATTTATCAGCTAAAAGATGAAGAGAACGGAGCATTTATAAGCAGTCAAAAGTTATTGATGTCTAAAACAGGAAAAGCAATATTTCCAGAGTTAAAAGGGTCGGGTGTTACACTATCAATCAACTCTACTGGGTCAACAGGCTATCCTTATCAATATGGGTCATCTGTTCACTTTTTTTTCGGTTCAAAAACAGAAGGGAGCCAGAATCTAAAGCTTCGCGCATTTACGTTTTTTAAAGATACACGATCAAATACATTATATCATCAAGGATATGACGATAATGGTGTTCCTAGTGGGTTTAAAAAAATGTTTAACGAGGATAATCTACAAAAATCAGATATCGATAAGTTAAATGTGAACGCCGCTACACTTAATGGCGAATCACCCGATTTTTACGCAAATTCAGCAACCACTTACAGCAAGACAGATGTCGATAATGCTATTCTAACATCGATGAATGAGGTTGTTCAAATGCTGCTAGATAATCCTGATGTTGAAATCAATTCCATTCAGGAATTATTAGCAGAAATGAACACCGCCGATAATGCTTTAATTGCCTCCATTGCTAATAAGGTTAGCTATGTTGTTTCTCAAAGTTTAACGCAAAATCAAAAAAATATTGCCCAGGCGAATATTGGTGTTTTTAATAAATTCTTAGAACTATCAGGAGGAAGAGTTAAAGGAGATGTCACAATTGAAAACTCAAGGCTTTTCTTTGAGAAAACAGGAGTAAGTAAGTTTGGTTTTGCGGCGGATAATCTAGGTATGTATATATATGACTATATCCGAGGTGGACTAGCCGCTCGAATTAAAAATAATAAAGATGTCGATTTTTACGGAGTCACATCGAGTGTCGGCGGTTTTAAAGTAGGCGATAAAGATGTTTACCACAGCGGTAATCTACCAAAACAAACTGTAAAACCACTATCAACAGTAACAACCTACACGGCAAAAGCTTCGGATATTGGCAATATCGTACCATTAAATAACGCAAATACTCAGATTATTTTAAACACCGCATCATTTCCACGTATAGGCGACAAAGCTCAGTACTTCTATAAAGGCACAGGGACTTGTAAAGTAGCAACTTCAGGTAGTGCTAGTGAATTATGTAATGTAAACGATACGCTCGAATTTGACGGACAAAATTCACTGGCAGAAATAACCAAAACAGGAGCAAACGAGTATTTCGTTTGCGGGCAATTAATAAGAGCATAATTATGGGAATGGCAAGTTCAAGAAGATATGGAAGCCAAGAAATTACTTTGACGACTACGAGTACAGATAGTGATTGGAAGGTTTTGTACACGGGAAGTTCAAAGCTTGTTAGCCCGAGTACTGTTAAGTGGAAGGTTTTTGGAGATGTCATTCATTTACAAAATAGTTACGAAGGGTATGATACACCAACGATTGACTTAAGTGGGAACATAGGGAGTAGGGATATTGTGTTGTCGACTGACGCAGGCTTAACCATGGTTTACTTCACATCAAAAGAATTAGTAGCTTTAGATGTTTCTAAAGCTAAAAGTTTAAACTTCCTTATTTGTGATTCAAATAAATTAATAGAATTAGATATTTCAAAAAACCTAAAATTATTTAGACTTAACTGTCTATATAACCCAAACCTAACAACAATCTACGTAAATCAAAATCAATTAGATAAATTAAATGGCGTAATACCAAGTAATTGGAATTGGAACAAAGACGCACACACTAAATACGTACTAAAACAGTAATAAAATTATCAAAAGAAATTAAAACAATGGAAACAAAATTATTATTATTTATGAGCTCATTTATTATGGGCGGAATTATATCAGAATTAACTGCTGATTTTTTAACGGCGAAATACCAATTTATAGCAATATTCGCTGTGGTTGTTTTAGATGCGTTTTTCGGAATTGCTAAAGCTTTTAAAATCGGGAATTTCGAAACGAAAAAGAGTTTCAAAGCTGTTTTTATGCTCGTTGCTTTTTGGGCTTTGTTAGCTACGGTTTTATTTATCGAAAAAGGATTTCCATTTGCTTCTTTTTTATCCGAAGCCATCTTATTGCCGATAATTTTATTTCAATTAATTAGTACCCTTAAAAATATGCAGTTGGTCGGTCTTTTAAATAATAACACGCTTAATAAAATACTTTCAAATATTGATAAACACAAAGAAGTTTAGTTATGAATAGCCCACTGAAAATAATAATAGACCGAGGAAACGACCCAACAGGATTTGGGCATTTCGGAGCAAAAAGAGGTTGGCGAAATGGTAAAAGAAGATACCATAAAGGACACGATATTATTTCCGTTCCTGATGAAAGTGTTACTTCCATGATTAATGGAATAGTTACAAAAGTCGGATATATGTACAGCTCGCCGAAAGCATCACATTTGCGATATGTAGAAGTTACCAACGAGTTATTCAGAATAAGACTTTGTTATTTGGAGGCTTGTGTAAAAGTTGGCGATGTAGTTTGTGTAGGTCAACGTGTTGGATATGCCGAAAATGTGGCTAAATATCATAATAAGAATAAGAAAAAAGGGCAAGCTTTAATGCTTAATCACTTACATGTAGAAATGTATAAGAACGGTAAATTAATTGATCCTAAAAGTTATTTAATATGATATTAAAATGGATAATCTCCACGTTTTGGACAAATCAAAATTGGCTGGGAAAAATACAATCAATTTGCATTGTTTTATTGGTTATTTTGATGATATATTTTAAAGCATTATTTGGTATTTACAAGCATAAGTATATTGCTAGAATAGTCAGCGAAAAGGATATTTTAAAAGTCCAAGTAGATAGCTTAAAAGCGATTAAATCAAGAAATACAAAACAAATTAAAAAGAACGTTTCACGCCTTAGAATCGACAAAAATAAAATAGAAACCAAACGCAAAAAAGATGAAGAAATTATTAATAATTCTAGTGTTTCTGATAAGCAACGTAAAGCTATTATCACAAAGTACGAAAGTCGATAAGGTTGCAATATCGGTAAGAGCTTTTGATTTTATCGTAAAAGATTTACAAAATTGTGACAGCTTAAAAATAAGGTACAAAGATTTGCAAATTAAAGTTGATGATTTTTCTAAAAGCAATTTAAAGTTGCTAAAAAGAAATGATAGTTTGCAGGAATTAGAAAAGATTCATTTGATTAAAATTAACAATCTAAATAAAGATATCGTAAAAGTAAAAAAACGTCCGAAATTATCAGTTTTGGAAATAATTTTAATAACAACAAGTGCCTTTGCTATTGGATTGGCGCTATAAAATAAGCATGAAGCAATATTTAATAAAGCTGGGGGGCGGTGTGATATTGTGGAGTGCTTGTTTAATCTATTAAACATGAGAAAAAGTATAAATATTCCTACGTCTTGGAATGAATTATCCGATTATCAATTAAAAAGAATAGCCAATATCATGTATTTAGATAGCTCTAAATTAAAAGATGTAAAGATATTTTTTACACTTTTAAATATCCGTTGGTGGAATTTCCTAAAAAAGAAAACAGCACGTATTATTTTAAGAAATGTTAGCTTATCGGAATTAAAAAAACACTATTCTTTTATTTATGAGAATCAAAAACGCACTAATTTTATAAAATCATTTAAAGTCAAAAATAAAACTTTTTACGCACCCGGTGATCGCATAAATAATTTAACGGTTGATGAATTTTCACACGCCGAAGATTTATATTTAGGTTGGATGCGAACGCAAAACATAGAGTTTTTACATTATTTAACAGCTGTTTTATATCGTGTTAAAGGCAATTATTTAGCTGTTATTTTATGTTGGATTAAAGGTGAAAACAGAAAACGTATTCCGTTTGATAAAACCACTTTAGAAAGCGATGCCAAAATAATATCTAAAGCTGATAAAAATAGATTTTATGCAACATTAGCAACATACCAGGGATGTCGTGAGTATTTATATTCGCAATTTCCAATTGTATTTCCTAAATCAACATCAAAAAACCCTAAAGTGCCAAATTCTAGTGGTTTTGGAAAATTAGCATTGCATCTGTCTGGAAATAAATTCGGGACACATCAAGAAACCATTAGCACTAATATTTATGTTTTTTTAAGCGAATTTGAAGAACAATTAAAAAACCAACCAAATGCCTAGAATAGATTTTAAAACAATCACAAATTACTTAGAGAATTTAGCAGATGCAAATATTGAAATCGCTTCCAAATACCGTTGGAATGTCACAGAGTTTACAGGTAATTTAAGAAGTGGTATTGATTTGCCTGTCAAATTAATTGATGCCGTAGAAGTGCAAACTTCAGGAAATAACACGCAACGTTCGCATAATAACATTGTAGCTTTTACTGTTTTAGACAAGCCAAACACAAGAAAAGGAAATGCCAACGAATACGATGCGCAAAACGAGGTTTTAAACCGTTGCCAAAATATTTGTTTTGATATTGAAACAAGAATCTTGCACGATGCAACCAATATTAAAGATGCTGATGGAAATAAAAACTGGCTTTACGGACGTGTTGAAGAGGGTTCTTTTCGATTTTACAAGATGGGCCCTATTTTTACAGATACTTTATACGGCTATCGCTGTGAATTTGCTTTAAAAAATCAAGTTTGTAAAATTCCTGATGCGTCTAAATGGAATGATATGGATTAGTTTTTTTTAATGTTTTCTTTTCATATATGAAAACAAACATACAAATTCTTTTCAGATATGAAAAGAATTTGTATGTTTGTACCAGATAAGCGATGAAGCATATTGTACAAAATAATCAAGATGACTAATTTACAACCAAAAGACACTGTAAGAACTGAAGATAGAGCTATTGAATTACTGCGATTAAATAACTCGTATGACGGTCATAAGCATAAAACAGGGACGTGTGAATGTGGGGAAACAAATGCAATTACCTCTTATGATAGCGATTTCAATAGTCTTTCTTATGTGTTGGTTTGCGAAAGTTGTGGTGATGATGATGCTTTAAATGACGAAGTGCTAAACGACTATTAACATGGCAAACTACAAACAAGCATCAAAAGCAGGGCAGGAAATGATTATTACCTATATCAAAAATAGAATGAAAGAGCAAGGCATAACGAATGAAAAACTTGCTGAAATATTAGAAATTGGCATTACCACACTTTGGCGCTATCTAAATATGAAAACACCACTTCCTTTAGGCGTTTATTTAGAAATATGCGGAGCGCTAAAATTACACCCCTATTTAATACCTTCAGAATCTGATACTGTTGAAATGAAAAGAATGTTCTTTAATTAATTATCAAAACCCAATCAATAAAAACCCACTCCTAACCGAGTGGTTTTTTTGTGTCCTATTTTAAAAAGTTGCCCGCACCTAAATTGCAAACAAATTAGGTGCAATATGAGTAGTAATGTTGATTATAAAGCGATAAAAAAAGCAGAGCGTAAAGTTGGGCGGGTTGCTTCAAAAATGATAGAAAGCCGTATAACCCAACAACTACGGTCTTTTGGATTAATTGATACCCATGAACTGGAAGAGTCTGTTAAAACAAGACCTGTAATGGGTGAATTGCGTTTATTTAGAATTAGCACCAAGATGGCGCGCCATGGTTATATTTTGCAACATGGTATAAATATCAAAAGAACAGGGCATACCCGCCATAACGAAAAATCAAAATTATTCTACACAGTAAAAGAGCATCGAATGTTGATGCAAGGAAAATCTTTTATAACCGAAGGAATAGAAGATTCGGGAGCTTTTCAATATTTATTTGATGAAATAGGAAAAATTAGGATGATGGAGATTCCTGTAGTTTTTAACGGTGCTAATATCGACTTGAAATAATGGCTTATAAGAAAAAAGGAGTCTGGGATATTGACATTGTTATTAACGGAAAAGCAGTAAAAAACACGTTAAGTGGTGTTGGTGCTGAAGTCAGTAAATTAAATAAGGATTTAAAGAAATTAACACCAGGTTCTGAGGAGCAGATTATAAAATCGGCAGAAGTTGCAAGAGCGAAGAAGCATTTGCAAGCAATTAAAGATGAAATTAACGGAACAAATATTTCATTGCAAGAAGCCAAAGGGCATTGGAATGATTTATTTGATGGTATTTTATCTGGGGATTTTGATTCAGTGAGTTCTGGTTTAAAAGGAATTACTGGCAATATCAAAGGAATGGCAAAGGCGGCATGGGCTTTTATAGCGACACCAATAGGTGCAGCAATTGCGGTTCTTTCAGGTATTGCAGTTGCCACTAAAGAATGGGCAAATTATAATGAAGAAGCATCAAAAGCTAATTTAACAGTTAGTAGTATTACGGGTATAGTTGGGAGTGAATTAGATGTGGTTAGAGTAAAAGCACAGGCATTAACCGAAATATTTGGTAAAAGTACTTTTGAAGAAAATATAAAAACAGCAAAATCATTAGTTAAAAGCTTTGGTATTTCCTATAAAGAGGCTTTTGATTTAATTGAGGATAGTTATGTAAGAGGTGCAACGGCAAATGATGAGTTTAACGATTCTATCGTTGAGTTTTCGGCAATTCAAAAAAAGGCAGGTTTTACAGCAAAAGAAACAGTAGCTTTAATAAATACAGCTTATTCAGAAGATTTATATAAAGATAAATTTATTGATGCTATTCATGAGGTTGATACAGCAATAACTGAACAATCTAAATCAGCAAAAGATGCTTTAACTGGTGCTTTTGGAGATAAATTTACAAGTAGTTTGTTCAAGAAGGTTAAATCAGGAGCTATCAGTACAAAAGATGCTATTGCTTTAATTTCTAAAGAAGCTTCTACTGCAAATTTAGATCAACAACAATACGCAAAATTGACAGCTGATATTTTTAAATCGGCTGGTGAAGATATTGGAGGAGCTAGAAAAGTATTGGAAGTATTCAATAAAGCATTAAATGAACAAGCTAAAGCATTAACACCTGTTCAATTAGAAACAAAAAGATTATCAGATGCTCATTTAGAATTAAGAGAAGCTCAAGATAAAGCATTAAAATCAGATGATTATGCTAAGTTTTCAAACGATGTAACTATTGTTTGGACTAAAACAAAAACATTTTTTTACAAATCGGTGGGTGCTGTTGTTGGTTATTTTCAGAATTGGTTTTTATCTCTAAAATTAGGTATTTCAGATATGATGATTTCGTTTAAGGCAATCCCTATGCGATTTACAGAAACGAAGAAAATTTTAATTACAGCGGTCGGAAATATTTTAGATGCGTTTAAGCATTTAGGGAACGCTTGGGAGTCTTTGAAGGATATGGATTTTAAAGGCGTTCGAACCGAAGTTGGGAAATTCAACAGCTCTATAAAAGATGCGGCAACAGGTGCATCTGATGCTTATGATAAAATAGGTAATAAAATAGATGAAATAAGGAAAAAAGCAAGAAACAAGATTATAAAAGAAGATTTTGACTCTAAAACAGCAGCTGGTGAAATTAAAGAAGACGAAAGCGAAGCTACTAACCAGCCAGCAACTCCTAAAAAAACCGTTATAACGCCAAAAGATTTAAAGAATAGCAAAAAACTATTAGAAGAAAGAAATAAGATTTTTGATAAAGCAGATACCGAGCTAAATGCAATTATTCAAAAGAAAAAACAAGAACGACTTTTATCTGATGAAACAGGTTTAGATAAGGAGCTTTTATCCGTAGATCAAAAATACGCTGCTTTAAAAGAAAAATTCATGCTTTCAGAAGCAGACAAAACAAACTTAACGTTAGCGCAAAAAACAGAAAGAGAAGCCAAGATAAAAGAGCTTGACGAACTTCAGAGAAAAGAAAAAGAGGAGCTTCAAATTGCAAATGATGCGGCTTTTAAAGAGCGACTGAAACTTATTGAAGATGAAAACCGAATAGAAGAAGAAGCGCAAAAATTTGATAGAGATGCTTTAGCTGCTGAAACTGAAGAACAACGCATCCAAATACTACTTGACAAAACAAAATGGATTGCAAATGAAGAAATAAAAATTGCCGAAGAAGCAGCGTTAAAGAAAGCAAAAATAGCAGGAGCTACTGAAGCAGAAATTGCCGCTATAAAAAAGAAGTTTGGTCTTGAAAAAACAAAAGTTGAAACTACTTTTCAAAAAGAAAAAACAAAAGCAGACAAGCAAGCAAGTACTCAAGAAAAAGCAACGTTAAAAGAACGGATGCAAGCTTATGGTGCTATGTTTGGAAATATAGCGCAATTATTAGGTGAACATACAGCAGCAGGAAAAGCAGCAGCAATTGCACAAGCTACTATCAATACTTGGCAAGGTGTTACTGAGGTTTGGAAAGCACCAGCCGTTTTACCTGAACCTTTCAATACTGCTTCAAAAGTTTTAGCAACAGCAACAACGGTTTCAAGTGGTTTAAAAGCGGTCGGTGTTATTAAAAGCACGAAAGCAAAAGGACATTTTGTTGGTGGTCATACAGGCGACAAAGCATTGTACCACGATGGGCAAGATGGCGTAACAGGACCAGTTCACGTTGGCGAATGGGTTGCTCCAAAATGGATGAACGATAACCCACGATATGCACCAACTATTGAGTATTTAGAAAGAGAACGAATAAAAGGACCAGGTTATTTTGATGGCGGTCATGTAGCGCCACCACCAACATCAGGAGCTGATTATGATGAGCCAGACGAAACTGAAATATTTGAAGATAATGATTCACCGATGTTACTAGAGCAATTAACCCGATTAAACAATCATTTAGATAACGGTATAATTTCTTACGCCGTAATTGGTGATGATGAAATTCAAGAATTAAAAATTCGTACTAAAAAAATTAATAATTCACGCGAAAACGCAAAAATTCAATAAAATGGCAGTTACACCAGATAAATTAGTTTTTAATTACAAAAAAGGTAACGCATTTCCTCCTGGGCAACCGGTACGCCTGCAATTTGATTACGCTCACCAACATACAGGAAATATAACGTACAGTTACACAGGAGCTGACTGGTTAAATATGCTTCCAGCCTACTTAATGCCAACAGTAAATTACGATGAGTCGTCAGGTTCATCAAAGCATTCGAAAACGGTTTATTTATCATTAAAAGACGTAGAGAATTTAGATGTAGGCGAGTATTCTGTAACTATTAAATTTTACAATAGTTACCCTGATTATCATTTTTCGAAAAACGATGACCGTTCAACAATTATAGACGATTTTATTGGTGAATTAACCGTAGTATTGAATGTTGGGGAAGCCTTTTTGACTATTTCTCCAGGGAATTTAACTTATAATCATGTGATAGGTCTCGCTTCGGTTGAGTCGCAAAAGATAAAAATTACATCCGATAGTGATTGGACTGCGGATTTTACTGAGTGCGAATGGATACCTTTAGGTGTTGTTAATGGGGCAGCTGGTACTGATAAAGAATTGACTATTGAAGTAGCTCCGGAACATTTAACTGAAGGTGATTACACGCAGGTTGTTACCTTTACAAATACAGGTGGTGCATCGAATGATGATGATAATGATGATGACAGTGGTGGTACAAATCCCGGTGGTGGTGTGGGTGAAGCTCCTGACCCAGACGGTTACATTCCTTCTGTGTCAACATTAGGGATTTCTACTTCTTTAGAAATCAAACTAGAAGTTTCTTCAGGTGATCAAGGGACTGGGTATTGTACACCAACATACTTGCTTTTTAACTACACCGTTTCCGGTAATTTACCCGCGGCAAAAAGAATAGAACTAAACGTGTCAAAAGAATGGGTAGCAACAACAGAAGATGATTGGTTGTCGCTAAGTAATGCTAGTGGTGATGCAGGTGTTGGTTTTTTTGATGTTTCTGTTGAAAAAATCGCAGGATTTGCAGTAGGTAGATACTCAGGAATTGTTAAGTTAATTACTGGTGATATTGAGCAATTAATTAATGTAATATTAGTTGTGCGGGCGTTTACCAAAGAAACATTATCAGAAAAAACACTCTATTTTTCAGACGAGCAAAATAATATTGTTATTTCATCAGAAGGTATAGCTACTTATTTAGCTATTGATGTTGTTACAGAATACAATAATGAGACGTTTAAATATCCATCAGCAGTTCCTTTTTTTAAAGGGATTGCTAAAAAGAGAATTGGCGCGGTGGTTAATAAAATAATCAACAATGAACCTGATTTAGTTTTAGATACAATCTCTTTAAAAACACCCTATTCACCTGCTTTACTAACGATTGATGTTCAAGAAGCTGAAGTGTATTCAGATAAAGTAATTGAAGGTGTTAAACTAAATAAGATACCATTTGTAAAAGGAGTTACGCCTTTTGACAATTGGCTTAGTGATAATACTAAAGAAATGTATTTAACCAATAAAGGAGTAGTTTCTTTTAATTTTTTCAACCCATTACTAACAGCAGTAACTGAAATAGAAATAACAGGTTCGATAAATAAAACAGTTACATTCCCTGCTGTTTCGAGTTATTTTAATAATGTTAAAATACCTTTAAATTTATTAGATTTAAAAGAAGGTGATGCTATTATCATAACAGCACACAATACTATTGTAACCGTGTTTATAAAACCAAATACTCCAGACAATGCGCTTATTTTCTGGGAGAATAAATGGGGTGTTTTTGATTCGTTGGAATTTACAGGCGATTTTTCGGAAAAAGACAATTACAAATCAAAAGATTTTAGCTACCGAAAAGACCATTTAACCACAGAAACAAAAGTGTTATCTGTAATAAATAAAACCAATTTTAAATTAAATACAGGGCCGTTATATACGTATGAAAGTATTGAGGTTTTGAGTAAAATGTTAAAATCAAAAAACATAAAATTAATATATCAAGATGAAATTATAGCTGTAAAGTCAACAACAAAAACACTTTCACGCCCAAAGATTTCAGAAAACAACAAGTCTTTTAATTTAACGTTTGAAAAATTAATAAAATGATAGAGTTTTTAAGTAAAACACCAAAATCATTTCGTTTAGATTTGACAGATGTGAATATTACGTTAGTTGAAGAGAATCCGATGTTTTTTAATTATTTCGTTAAAAAATATACCTGGCCCTTTTCAAAGCAATTAGATGATAAAACTACCGCTGCTTTTGGTTTTTTAGACCTTGACAACGTAATTAATTATGCTACTAAATTTTACGGAACACTAATAATTGATGATGTGTTTAATGAAGCGTATTTAGAGATATCGCAATTAAATAACGGTAAAATGGAGGGTAGTATCTATTACGGAGTAGAAACAAACGCGTTATTTTCTAAAAAACTTTCAAAACTTCCATTTAAGTTAATTTCATCAGGTAAGTTGTTTGTGCACGCAAAAAAAACCATTACAAAAAGTTATCCTGAGGTTGGTTATAATTTTCCGATGATTATCGATACCGAAAAAAAGGAAAATAGTAATTACGAACAGTTTGAAGGGATTGTAAATAACTTTAAAGATGGTGATTTTAAGATAAATGATAGTACTGTTGTTGATGGGGAGAAAGTAATTAACAATAGGAACTTGATTGTTCCGATGCCTTATTTAATGGAGGTCTTAAAAGTTGGTTTTTCTAGTGAAAAAATTATTATGAACGGTAGCTTTGTTAGTGATATTGCAAATAATAAAGTTTTACTCTATACAGATAAAATACTTGAAAAGTTTTATTCAGGAATACCAGATAGCTTTCAGTTTACCACAACAAGTGAGATTATTAGAGGTACCGATGTTGTTGCTGAGCATTATCAAACATTTCCTATTACTCAAAAAGCAAACTATGAAATAAATATAAATACTTCTATACCTGTAAATATCGAAGTATTAGATTTTAAAGTCACTTACGGCTCTCTAACAATTTACACATCTAAAAATAATTCAGTAGATGAGAAATTGTTTATTAATTCAGAAGATGTTGACGAATCAAAGTTGCTTCAATTTACGTTAACTTTAAGTAAATTCTACTTCGGTACATCTGTAGGTATCGGTGATATTTCAGCCTACAATAATATTTCTTTTGATTTAACAGATGGTGAATTAAATATATTTCCAAATACCTTTTCATTAAGTCAAGTTATGCCAGATATTACTTTTGGCGAGTTTTTAAACAAGGTGAAAAATTGGCTAAATCTCGAAATTACTTTTGATAAGAACGTAGTGAATATCAATTATATTGAGCAAAAATTTTTAGAAACTGATTTAAAAGATGAAAGTCATTTAGAGCCAATAAATGTGAGTAGGGTATTTAATCAGAATAAATTATATGAATTAAAAGATCGACTGAATGCGTTGTATATTTCATCAGATGGTTTGCAAGATGATAGTCAAGGTTATAAATCGGAAGATATTACAAGTATTGATGTAGGATTCAAAAAAATGCGACGAACCTCTTTAAATGGTGTTTTTACAGCAACAAAAAGCAAAGATGATAAGTTCGCTTTTCTTTTATACGATGGTCTTGTTGATGGCAAACCCCTTGCAGTTGATAATATCGGCGGTCGAAATTTCACACTTACAGAAAATTACGAAAGGAATTGGCGAAAGTGGTTGCATTTTCGTTTAAATTCGGAAACTTACAAAGATAAATTTCCAGCGCATATTTTAGAGGATTTCCAAATAAGCGCTGGACGTTTTAAGTACAATAAAAAGCATTTGTACAAATCGATTAAGAAAAAAAGAATATCAAATAATCATTGGCAGTTAGATATTGAAAGCGAAACGATGCTTTAAAAATTTAATTTTGCACTTTGAATATTGCCAACAGCTTTTAAAATGTGTTTCGGTAAATATTGTTCTGTTTGCGAAATTGAATAGTGTCTGGCTTGATTCTTTACATCTATTGTAGGTATTCCTAATTGTAAATAGTTTGTAATACCAGTATCTTTTAAGGAATACCAATGATACGTACTATTAAATTTCAGATGTTTACGTGTTTTTATCCAAACATCTGAAATTTTCTTTGGATTTAACATTTCGGTTCCTGGTTTAAAATCATCCGCGGAAAATAAGTAATCGCTATTATTAGCTGTTTTTAAATGAATAGCTAGGTCGTTTATCAACTCTAAAGGGATTGTAACAATTTGCGATTTTCTGTTTTTGCTAGCTTCCGCAGGTACATTAATAATTCCGTTTTTTAGAACAACATCAGCAACTTTTAGTTTAGTAAATTCTGTTCGCCTAATTAAGCAATAAAATGCTGCTTTGCATAATGTAGCATACGAATGATTTATTTCTGTTAAGTAGTTGAATATTTGCTCACGAGCTTCTTTTGGAATAATTGTTCGTTTTTTGTCACCTTGTTTTATTTTGCTAATTAACGAAGTGAAATCTACTTTTAAATACCTTCTTTTAACTGCCCATCTTGTAAATACACCGATAAATGCAAGGTAATTATTGTGTGTTCTTGCTGAATTATTTCGTTCGTAGAATATCATGTCTAAAAATTCACGACACAACCCTTCTTTAAAATCAACAACAAAACACTCTTTTCTATTCGTTTCTATCATAAAGGCTTTCATATTACTTATGTAACTTCGGTACGCTCTTAAAGTATCTGAACGCAATGAGTCTTTATCAACCTGTTGTTCTATTTGACGAATATAAATATCAAAAACATCAAATAATTTAGTAAATAATTTAGTGTTGTCATCTTGAATAAAAGGTGTCCATCCGACTTGAAGTCTCTTATTTAAATTAGCTACGATATGTTTGGCGTGTTTACGGCGTTCACGAATATTTGCCATTGGTTTTACCCGGTGACGCTTTCTTTTCAGTTGCTTTGTTGGGTTTGTTTCGTAAGGGTCTTTTGCGTAAAAGATGATTTCCCAACGGTTATTTTCTTTTAATTCCGCAGGAACATAATCAATAAACGGAATAATATTTTTTGAAGTTTGGCTTTTTTGCATTTTTTTTTTACATCAATCGTTGTTAGATTAATTGTAAAGTGCATGAAATCGGAATGGTGAGTTATTGGTGCGCTTTTTTCTAAAAAAGAACTGCATCCCTTTGTTTGTAAGGGATGCAGAGTTTAGAGTGGCGAGAAGCAGATTCTATACTTTGTGTAATAACCATCGCTTTTGCTTTTCCTTTTAGCTTTTTTTGATTTACTATTTTCGGAATAAAATGGTCGAGTATAATTTCGGCTTTCGTATTGATAGTTTGTTGATGTTGTTCTACATAAGAACGTAATTTTTTCTGTGCTTTTGAAGAATCGAATAAGGGATTATCTTCAATAGATTTTTCTATTTCATAATAACTTTTCAGTGTCGTGTAATTAGCTAATACATCTAAAATAAAACCTTCTTCAATGGCTTGTTTCATAGAATATAAATGAAAAGCTTCAAAAGTACCATTTTCTTGTTTTTCTCCAAATTTTTCTAAAGTGATCGGTTTTGGAGTTGCTGTAAACGCTAAATAAGAGGCATTTCCACGCATTTTACGAGATTGCATCGCTTGTACAATTTTATCTTGTGCAACTAATTTATCATCTTCATTTATTTGTTGCCCCATAGCAGTATTCATACTATCATGTGCAGAACCACTTTGGCTACTGTGTGCTTCATCAATAATAACAGCAAAATGTTTGTCGCTTAAATCTGCAATGCCATCAATAATAAATGGGAATTTTTGAATGGTAGTTATAATTATTTTTTTGCCTTGCTCTAAGCTTTCTCTTAATTCTTTAGAAGAGTAGGCGGGGGCAATAATGTTTTTTATTTCTGAGAAACTAGCAATATTTTCTCGTATTTGTTTGTCTAACAATCTACGATCGGTAACAACAATAACCGAATCAAATAAAGGATGTTCTACGCCTTTATTTCCTGGTGTATTTTCATTTTCAGGGTAGGTTTCTATTAATTGATACGCTGCCCATGTAATTGAATTTGATTTTCCCGAACCTGCCGAATGTTGAATTAAATAGGTCTGCCCAACGCCTTTTATACTTGCATCTGCTACTATTTTACGAACGACATCCAATTGTTGGTACCTTGGGAAAAACAATGTTTTACCTTGTAACGGATCTTTTAGTTTTCCATCTAAACGCACAAAATGCTGAATAATATTGGCTAAACTTTTAGGCGTAAAGATTTCATTCCATAAATAATTGGTTCGATGTCCAATTTCTCCTTTTAGTACTTCTGGGTTGCCTTTTCCGTGGTTATTTCCTTTATTAAATGGTAAAAAGAAGGTGTTTTTACCATTTAATTTTGTTGTCATATAAGCTTCGTCAGTATCTACTGCAAAATGAACCATGCAACGTGCAAAATTTAACAAGGGTTGTTTTATATCTCGTTGTTGCATGTATTGATGTTGACCATGAACTCTTGCATTTTGCCCTGTCCAAGCATTTTTAAGCTCCATAGTAACAATAGGCAAACCATTGATGAACAACACCAAATCTATTTCTTCTCTAGGATTGTCAATAGAATAGCGTAATTGTCTGGTAATACTAAATTTATTTTGTTCAAACCTGTCTTTTATCGTTTGGCTACTACTCGCTAAAGGTAACTGATAGAATAAGGTAAAATTAGCATCATCTACTTGTAAGCCTTTCTTTAAAAGATATAGAATACCGTATTTTTTAACCAATCGATCAAAACGATTGAGTATTTTTAATTTCCAATCGTTTTGTCTTTGAATTTTCTCTAATTCTTCTTTTTGCGTGTTTTCTAAAAACTCCCAAAAAAACTGCTCATCAATAGCAAAACGTGCGTTAAAATTAGATGCTTGTCCAATATAATACCCTTTTCCTGTGCGGTAAATTTCCGCATCTTCATTTACAGAATTTATATTTTTACCGTCTACTTTAATATCTTCTAAACAAGTTCCTGTTAATATTTTTTCTATAGCAGATTCTAATGCTTGTTCGTTGGTTTTAGTGTACATAGTTAAGAAATAATAAGTTCATAATTACGAGGTTTAAGCGTAAACCCTGTTGTTTTAATTTCTAAAATATTTTGATCGATTTTTTTTATTGGATTCCCTATAAATATAATAGCTTGAGGAGTTACTCTTACAATTTCATAATTTAGATGCCTTCGTGCTGTATTTACTTCGGCAATAGAAATGAAAAAGCGTTTGTTTTTGATGCTGTTTGTAGTTTTTACTTCTATTAATGTCGCTTTATTATTTTTATAGGTAATAAGGTCAAAGTTTGCATATTTATATTTTTTAGCAACATAAAGTAAAGGTATAAGTGCTTTACTTAATTTATCGTCATCTTTTACAACACCTAAACATCTTTCTGCAAATTCATCAAAACTATTATTTTTAGTATGATTATGTAGCTCAATTTTAATAGCCTCTAAACCTTTTTTTCTATCCTCTATATCTAATTTAATAAAATCGTTTATCAAACAAATAAGGACTTCTACTTCGCCAGAAGCTCCTGTAACTTCAAGATTATTTCCATTTTTACTTGAATCAGACCCTCCTTGAAATATAATTTGTTTAGGGTTAATTTCTATCTCGCTGTTGTTTTTATTTGAAGTGTCAAGATTATTTTGTTTGATTTGTTTTTTATTTTCTGTTTTTATCTTTTTGTAAATATCTTCTATATCTTGAATAGAATGTAATTCGTCTATTTTAGAACTTAAGACCTCTTTACTTGTTGAAGTTTTAACTATTTCAGGACACTCTCCTTTTAGTTTCTCTATTTGTGGCTCTATTCCTAAAACTTTCTTTTGTCCTTTTTTAATTAATATCTCCAAGTTAGTTTTTAGCTCATTTCTGCAACGTGCAGATTTATAGTAATCTGTTAGAAGAATAATATCATTATTAATATGAGTATAATCTATTTCAAGTTTAAACGTATCAAAATAGCCTTCGTATTTGTTTTTTAATTTATTAATAGTACTTTCTAACTCACTTAGCTTCTCATTTTCGTCAAGTTTAATGAGAAATTCGTTTCTATGCTCTTTACTATATGTATACCAAGCTTCATTACCTTCAAGTTTTAAACCATATATGCTTAGTACATCTTTTTGAAAGGCAATAAATTTTTCTTGGTAATTTGGTTTCCACTTTCTATTAATCCTGTCTAATTCATTACTGTCGGTTTCTTTCTTTAAATTATCTAAATTTTTATGAAAAAGTATTAGTTCTACCTGATCTTTTATATTAAGGTTATTAAAAAAATAATCGCAAATGGCTTGAGCACGTTGTGATGATGTGGCTCTTTCCGATAGAAATAGTTCATTGTTATTGTACGCATAAGCCTTTAATGACATGTCATGGCCTAAGGGAGAGTAATCCATAGATTGTTCTAACGAGGCACATTTGTAAATAGAGGTTTTTTCAAATCTAATTTGTAGATTTGATAGATTTGTTTCTTCCGATAAGTAATTAACTTCAGAGTTTTTGGAATGGCTTAGGTTTATTAAAATAAATGGCAACCTTTCCAAAATTGTATTCTTTATATCAATGTCTTCTGTTTTTTCCAAAAACTTTATTTCCCCTTTTGTTGGTGTTATTGTTTTGTCTTTCACAATAGAGGACTTCCCTAAGTAGTAACCTAAAATGGGTTTTGACGAAAACTTATCTGTACATAAATCAAAATCACTTTTATTACTCAAAATATAAAAGTCTTTATTTTCAACCCAATATAATGTGTTGTTTTGATGTATTAAATACCAATTATTCTTAGCAAATACTTCAAAAATATTTTGATAAAATTGTAAAATGCTTTTTTGATGAAGAAGTAAATTACGCTCTAATACATTTTTAAGTAGAGAAATGTATTTTGAAGGAAACGAATCGTATTTTTTAACCAATAAATTATCTAATTCTGGTTTTAATTTATTTCCTTGTATGTTCTTTAAAAAACTATAGTTGTTGTTATTTATTATTGCAGGGTGCGTAAGTTCATTCTTTGTGTTAACTATACAAACACTTTCTAGTAAGGCTTCTGTTATTCTATCGTTATTTTGCTCTTTTAATAATATTTGAGGCAAATAATCTACCCCTTCTTTCAATTTATTGTAAATATTACCATCAACAAAGCGATAAGTCGTTTCGGTAGAAACTCCGATAAATCGTAACCAATTATCGATATCTTCAGAATTTATAAAATCTAAAAAACTTAAATCTAATTCTGTTTTAATGCACAATTGAGCTGGTTTGTATTTGCCGTTATTTGTTTTTAAAAAAAGCGTTGAAATACTAAAATTTGCTTGGTTACTTATACTATTTCTATCTCTTAAATTAGTTGTAAATATAGTAGTGTAACGGTGAGTGCTTAAAAAGGTATTGTCTCTTTTAGAGCTGTATAAAGTATAACAACTTTGTAATATTTCTTGTTGTTGTTCTTCGCTAATTGAGTTTTTATTGATTTCTCCTTTTTGCGAACATTGTTTAAAATGTTTTAAAAGCTCATTAGAATCTGTAAAATCTTTTATTTCTAATACTTTTTTTGTGAAATTATCTTTTATTTCAAAATCGGTAATTTTTATCGAAATACTTTGGGGAAGTTTTAGTGCATTATCTCCATTTTTACGATAAAATATTTCTTTTGTTTCTTTAAAACTAATCTCTGGTAGTATTTTCGAATCTATGTTTTTTAAAGCATTAAATAATTCGGCCTTAAATTCATCTGACCTGCTATGTGTTTTTTTGTGATTATTAGTGAAAGAATTAATAAATTCTATGATGTTCGTGAAAAATGTGTTATAAATTTCAGTATTGTAAGCTCGTTTAAAATATTTTTCTGAAATTGATAAGAACAAATTAACGAACTGTACATAATGTTTGTTATTACCTTTATTGCCTTTATTAATAGCGTCGTCAACCTTAAAGAGTCGTCTGGTTGTTTGGTAAATATTAGCGTTATTATTTATCTTTATATAGTTCCAATTAAACGTATTTAGTTTAAAGGTTGGTTTTAAAATGTATTGCGTATTTAATTTGCAATTTGTATCTGAATAGCTATTCAATACTGTAAAATATAACTCTACACAAGCTTGAAGTAAAGCGCTATTGTAAGCTCCTATTTTATCTCCATCAAAATTAATGTCTTTTCTGTCAACAGTGGTGTGAAAGTCTGCATGAAAATCGACGTATTTAAAAGGAGATGCTTTTTTTGTTGGTAAATAGTTGTAAAACAATCCTGTTGGCTCTTCCTTAAACTTAATGGCTACTTGTGGCTTTGTTATGGTTATTCCAGCTTTTTTAGCTAATTCTTGTATTTTTTCTGCTTTTAAAAAAGTAGAAAACAAGGTGTTATCTTTGGTATTGTTGTTTTTTGAGAAAGTATTTTCTTCTGTCTCAAATTTAATATCAAAAGTCTTCGCATATTTTAATCCTACAAAACTAAAATGAATATCTTTAATTTCAGAAACTAACTTATTTACTTCTTCTTTTGATTTAAAAGGAACTTCTATTATAGTTACAATATCCTTATTAAATTGGTCGAATACTTTAACGTTGTTTTCTAACTGAATAGGATAATAATATCCTGGTACACCTCGACTAGGAAACTCTCTTTGTATCGATTCTATAGTTTCTGCTAATTGCTCTTTATAATCTGTGTCTAAAATAGATGGTATATCGTTTTTATTGTCAAAAATATCGTATAAACGGAAAGATACATTTGTATTTTGTTTACTCGCGTCTATACTTCCTTTTGTGTGAATATTGGCATATCTACCCAAAGCATAAACAGACTTAAAACCAACACCTTTATTGCCTATACTTTTGTTGGCGGTTTTGTTTGATGTAGAAATAGAACATAAAGATTGAAAATCGTGACGTTCGAATTTCTCTCCTTTATTTCCGCCTCCTTTATAGTCGTGCTTAGAGTTATAGCTAAACTTTTTACCATCATTAGCAACAAATAATGAGTTACCAATTACTTTAACAATAATTTTGTTTTCGGCACGGTCAAAGGCATTTTGTAAAAGCTCATATAAAACTCTACCTTGGTAATCTGCACTTACTTGACTTATATGACCAGCATCGCTTTTTACAAAATCGACACCAACACTAGCGTGAAAATTATAATGACTTTTAAAAATGTTTTTAACTAATTTATCGTTCTCTTTCATAGCCTAACAAACCCTAACTTTCCCTGTAACCACCGAATTTATCAAACTACTTTTATACTCTTTTAATTTTTCTATTTCTTCCGATTTTAAACCTATCGCTCTCGCTATTTTTTCTGATGATTTTTCTATATAAGATGATATTTTAATTCTTTCTTTTAAAGGAGGAATTGGCATTGTAATATTTATCACGTTATCATTACTCAAATTAGCTTGTTTTGTTCCTGAAGGAAGACAATATAATTGATTTAAATAACTATCACTTCTCAATAAATGTATAAGATATTCTGGCTCAAACCCATCTTTTACTGTAATTTTAGCAACACGTTGATTCAATAAATATTTTTCATTATCTTCAATTAAAATAGCAAAACCATAATCTTTTTTACCTAAAGTTCCTGTTAAAGACATCAAAATATCATTTTTAGAAACAATCCAATCTTTATGCGAGGTTAAGTAAGATTTATTAACAAAAGTTGGTTGTCTATCTAAACTTAATTTATTCATATATGTATTTGCTATTTTAATAATCTGTATTCCTTCATCTATAAAATTACCAGAGTTAAAAGCAAAACCTCCTTGAATATTAGCAATATGCTTTATTTTCTTCACTTCCCAATGCACAGGAATTTCCCCAATCCATTCCACGCCCGAATTTTTCAGTTTTACGTTGGTATCTAAACCACGAGTTACGGCTTTGTGAATTAAAATTTGTTTGCGTTCTTTTAATAAATTTATTTGTTGCGTTTTTATCGCGATTGCCTCGTCTATTTTTTGGGTTTTATCGTCTAAAAATTCCGCTATTTTTGTTTGCTCGGATAGGGGTGGGAGTGGAACAGATATTGAATTCAAATTACCAATAGTTAATTGATTTATAGTTGATGTCAAAAATGAACCAGCCAAAATCTTAAAAATTGATGAATTAAGAATACAGAATATATAAGGATTAATTTCAGACCTAAAAACAGTAGTAAAAGCACCAAAAGAAGCTCCAATCTCTTTTTTTGAAATCAAAGCACATTTTCCAATTAAATCTCTACTTCCATTCCTAGAACAAATTAAAATATCGTTTTCTTTAACCATTAATTTATCTGAAATTTTTGAATCGACATAAACGTTTTCTTTTTCACCATATTTTATTTTTCCTTCAAATAAATTAGAAGACCTAAAGACTAAAGTACCTTCGTTTTTTTCACATAAATTATTAGGACTATATGTTAAACCAATAATTGAATTTCCGATAAACTTCAACCGCTTCACTTCCCAATGCTCAGGAATTTCTCCTAACCATTCCACACCAGAATTTTTATATGTTGAATATTTTTTGATGTTATTTTTAGTTATAATTTCCAT